CCCGAGCATAACAGAAGCCTCGTGCCTATGTGCATAAACCTTACCGTTCACGCACGACAAAGGATGAGACTTGTCACAGTAATACATGTAACCAAGAGTCTTGTCTAATTTGGCTTGACCTTTAAATACAAAGTCTTTGGGTTTCATGATAATACTCTATCCAGTTGAGCTACGGGGAGTGATACTACCGTACCATGCAGCCTATGCTCGTGCAATCGCCTCGTACAGAGTCTCGATGCTGTTCATCTCGCCAATCACCTCAGATGCATTCTGACGATGATAGATGTTGGCGAGCTTACGAGCCTGTTTTTTGGGGATGTCATACTTCTCCTCGATCATCGCCAAGACTGCCTTGATCTGATCCTGCTCACCCTCAATGCGAGTGAGGGAATTGGATATCTCCTCGACTGCAGCTCGAATAGAACTGCGATCATCGGGAGACGAAGGAATAGTCACATCACTCATTAGGTGTTCCCTCACTTTCACCCTCGGCTTCCTCGGCCGGGGTATTCGCCTTGACGAACTGCTGAACACGACCACGCAGGGCACCGACGGCCTCGAGCTCCGAGCCCTGAAAGGCACCGCGCTGCGAGCATACGTCGATGATCTGCACTACCGATGCAAGATCACCGATCCCAAGGGACACCTGACCCTCGGCCTCGGCGGCCTCGGCGGTCGTGGTCTCTACCTGATTCATTTCTTCTTCACTCATTTCACTTTGCTCCTACTGATAGTACAAAAGACTGGGTAATTTACCTCACCCAAAAGAGGACTCTTTGTACAGTGCGACCCAATACTGGTGGGTTCCACTGTCTGACTGGAAGTGCGAGAACATCTGCTTTGACACAGATACCTTGTACCCTTCCGTTCCAATTAGCTTATTTAGATTCGATACCTTAAACACCAACGAGAACGATGAGTTCGGGTCCTTGTTGACCATACCGTCTGGCAGATCGATGTTAAAGGTATTGGACGTTGGATTCTCGATGTCCGTGACCGTGATGTCAACCGAGTTATCACCCGGGCTTCCTGCCACGACCATGTCGGGTGCCGACAGTACTGACGCGGCCTTTCGCACCGATGCCAGATTTTCCTTCGAGAGATTGAACTCCATGTCAACAGACGGGAGTGTGATCTCTTTTTTCGGGTATGTCAGCATCGACGGGTCGGATAGGTAGTACCGAACCGAGTTAGAACCCTCTGAGATATCGACATACTTGTATCCATCATCAAACTGGAGTGATGGATTCTCGAACATACTGAGGACGCCAAGGAACTCGGGTAGATCAAAGATACCGATCTGACCGTCGGGGAATGTCTCTTCGACCTTTGCCGATGCCATGATCGTCTTGGTCTCGGAAAGCGTTTCGATCGTGTTACCGCCCGTAAAGAGGATATTCGACTGAATCCCCGAGAACGATTTAAGAATCGAAATGGTTTGTGGTGAAAGCTGCATTATCATATTCTCCTGCATTACAAAATATTACTCGGCCTCAAGGTCATGGACATACAGGGAGATCAGCGCATAGTGAAGGATCTTGAGGATATCCTTTCGGTTGCGCCCCTCCTTGATTCCGTATCGGGCATTGTACTTGTCAACATTCCCAAGGGCAAAGTCCATTCCTCGCCCACGATCAATAATCACTTCAGTTGACTGTAACTTACCCGAAGCATAATGCGACTGGTACGTCGAGTCAATGTATTCCTTAAACTCATTGATCAACTCATCTTCCCGAAACTTATAATTCATGTGCGTCCTTAATTGTTTTGATGTTATCCCGCATCTCTGTGAGTGCATCGATCATGTCGTCAATACGCTCGAATGGGAGTGTCGAGTCTTGTATGTGTACACACTCGTGAAGAAAGTTTGCTGCAATTGACGTGACTATACTCTTGGAACCGTCATCTGCGTCTTCGATCAGTGCATACGAACATGGAGTTTCGTCGATATAGTTAGTTACCAGAAGTCCCATCAGTCTCTCCATTTTTTCTTACTTTGCGGTACTTCCGCTCGAGATTATCGAGAGCGCGGCCGAGCATACGCACCTGATATCGAATAAACCATTTCTTTATAAACCGAAACATTTTACGCATACACCCGTACCTCGCATGTTGTAAGTACCGTGGATATTACCAAATTGACCGGGTGTGGTCAACCCTCTTCGATCTGTGTACTCGAGAAATTGCCTTCCTTGTAGTATCCGATCTTGCGGTCAAACTTGTTATCAAGAACCTGATCGCCCTTATGAGATATCACAAAGGTGTTGGTCCCCTCCTCGAGCGTATTCAGGATCATGAGCAGGTTATCGATCCCATCATAATCGAGTGACGAATCGAATGTCTCGTCGAGGATAAGCAAGTTGGTCGACGTCGTGTTCTTGGACCGAGCGATCTGCCGCCACGTAAACATCAGGGCCAAATCGATTCTCGACTTCTCGCCCTCTGAGAACGAGGCATACGAGAATGCATCACGGTACCGGGACTTGATCGTCTCCTCAAAATTCTCGTCAAGGGTAAATGACACAAAAAAGTCGAGGGTCTGGAGGTACTGATTGATCAACTGGTTCATCATCGGGAGATACTCGCGGACGACCTTGGTCTTGATACCCGTATCCTTGAGCATCTCGGCGCCGGCTTGCTTGTACACTTGCTGGCCAAGGAGATCCACTCTCCTGTCCGCAAGGGTCTCGCGCTGCTCTTTTAACTCGGTCAGTTCGGCCTCGCGGGTCGACAGATCACCCGACGAACTTTGAAGTTGTTCGATCTCTTGGGTCGTATCGGCCACTTGCTTTTGTAGCCGCATTATCGACTTGTTGTTCGACGAGACTGTCGCACGTGCGCGCGAGGTCTCGGCCGATATGTCACGCAGCCGCTTGAGTTGTGATTCTAGTTCATCGGACTTGGCCGCCGCATCAGATATACCCTTCTGCAACTCACCGGCCTTTTGTTTACTCTCGTTTAACTTCGTCTCACGAAGATGGGGATCGATATCCTGTGTGCAGGTCGGGCACGTATCATTCTGTTCATAGAACTTGGCTTCCGTGACAAGGGACGATACCTGTTGTTTAAACTGGGCCTCGTATCCCTTGATCTGGTCACGGGTACTTGAAATCTTTTCGATCTGATCGTCGACACTGTTCTGATCGATATACTCGCGCAGATCTTGGGTCTGACTAAGCAGGGCCTCGATCTCCTCGTTCCACTCCCTGATCTTTTGCTCGTACGACCGAATGGTCTCCTCGTTGGCACCGCGCATATCGGTCACGTACTGTTCTTGCAGGTTGATCTTCTCGCGATTCAGATCGATCGAATGAGTAACCTCTTTAATCTCTTCGCGCAGACTCGACAACTGCCCCTTCAGTATTTCACGCATACGCGAAAACACCTGAATATCAAGTAGATCCTCGATGACCTCGCGGCGTGATTGGGCCGGCAGTTGCATGAATGGGGTGAACGACGAGGACCCAAGGACGACAATCTGGTGAAAGGACTTGTGGTTGAGCTTGAGGATCGTGCTCTCGAGGAAGTTCTGATAGTCGCGCGAATTGGCTGACTGATCGATCATCTCACCGTTCTGGTAGATCTCAAACTTGTTGGGCTTGATTCCCCGAACGACAGTGAACTGACTGCCCGACACCGTGAAAGTCACCTCGACAAGGGTTCCTTTGCCGTTCACGGTATTGACGAGCTGACCCTTCTTGATCGATCGGTGCGGTTTGCCAAACAGGGCAAACGACAGGGCATCGATGAGTGTTGACTTACCAGCCCCGTTCTCTCCCGTAATTAGGGTAGACCTATGCGAATCGAGCGACAGCTCCGTAAAGTTGTCGCCCGTCGATAAGAAGTTCTTCCACCGAATGCTCTTGAACTGGATGCTCATTGTGCGGCAGCGACTCCTTCAAAGATGCGGATACCGTTTTGCGAAATGACAAAGTTGTTCGGCAACTCGTACCCAAGGGACTCGTACTGATCACGGACCGCAATGGCTGCTTTCTTCGCGGCAATCAACTCGCGGGTCTTTTCGTACTCGATGTCAGTGAACAGTAGATCAACCATATCGATGAACAACTCGAGATCAAAACGGGAGTTCTCGTCAAAGCCGTCGAGGCCAAACTCGTGGACAAAAGTGTTGACATGGGGATTGGTCAATAGGCTCATAATCAGTGTCTCTCTCTGTATCTCTCAATTCATAGACAGTATCTCATTCATCGGCAGTACTGTCAAGCCGAACATTCCTCGGATTGTGCTTCGATGTACACCTCCCGCATCATTTGCTTGAGCCGGTCCTTGTCAAGATCCGTGTCACTCACCGACTCGACATACGAGTCAATAAGGGTAGGTGTGTCGTCGACCTGAACATCTGTATCTTCATTTATCTGAACGTTCTCGCCAAGATACCCATCAAGGTTCTCGACGATCTTGAGATCGTGTGCGCCGGCGTCCTGTATCTGCTGGACAAACTGATCAAAGTCATTGGTGTCACCCGACTTGTGGACGACAATGACTTTGACGTACTTGCCCCGAACACTCGATGGATCAACCTCGTTTACCCCATCGTTCTCGTCATAGTACATCTTATGGAACAGGGTGTACGGGTTTCTTACTTGTTCGATCTCGCGAGTATCCGTCTCGATGATATGAAAGTACTTGGGATCATGGGCATCGGCCCATGTGAACTCATTCTGTGAGCCAAGGTACCGGATATTCCCACGCTCGGAACCCGAGTGGTAGTGACCCGACAGGACCTGCTCGTACCGATCAAAGATCGATGAGTCCATACCATGGGTCGCCTTGACGCCCCGCATCATGTCAAAGCCCACGATCTCAAAGTGGCCGGCGAGCCAGTTTGACCGACACTTTGACTGAATAAACCGAAGGCACTCTTCCTCGTTCTCCTGATTGATCCATGGGACAAGACCAATCTCCATGGAACCGTACACCATCATTTCGGGCGACTCGATGATATGAATGTTGTTGAGGAAATACCCGAGCATCTCCTTTAGGGAGTTGAGCGAGTTGGTCGACTTGTAGTACACGTCATGATTGCCCGGGACGATGTCCATGAGGAGCCCATTGTCTCTAAGGGGATCGAGGAACATCTTTCGTGCCTCGTGCTGGGTTCGCACGGAGATCGACTTTCGATTGTCGTACAGATCACCAAGGTGGAGGATCTGTTTGATCCCACGTTCCTTGAGTGTCGGGAAGAAAACCTTGGTGAAGAACTCGCGCTGATTCTCAAAGATTACATCAGAGTTGCCACGGGCGCCAAAATGGGTGTCATTCAGGACTGCGATCTGCATTACCGTTTACCTTGTCGTGTCAGTTTGGCTCGTAGCTCTTCCATCTGCCGAAGTGTTTCCTGACCCGTCTCACTTTGCAGTAATGCGTGTAGGTCAGTCTTCATTCCACCATTTGAGTCGGGATAAACCCACTCAGGGATTTTATCAACGGACTCATTCACCTTCTTCTTCATGATTGTCTTCTCGTTCCTTTTCCTGTCGCTTGTACTCACGTTCAAAGTCTTTGATGACCTGATCCCGATAGTGGACCTGATCGATCCGTTCTCTTAGTGACTCGACAAACGATGTGTTCTCTGAGTTGACGACACCGTCATTGGTCATCTCGATAAAGTCTTCGAGGCCCGACTGTCCGATATACTTGGACCGGATGTCGTGCTGGCGCTTTTCCCTTTGGAGTCTGCGCAGAAAAGCATAATACGATATCTGAGTGAAGTATGCAAATGCGTTGGGGTTACCCGACCGAGTTGCCGTATCGATATTATAATTCTTCACTGCCTTGAGACAGTTCTCTACTGCATCCATCACCATCTCCTCTCGATACGTGTACCGAACGAAATTTGATTTGTGTGACAGACCTTCTGCTATCTTGAGAAAGCACTCGGCAATATAGTTGGATACTTCGGGTGGCGTATCCCCAGCAGCATCGGCCTCATTGACTGCCTTGACGTGCTGAACAACGGCCTCAGAGAACTCTTTGTTATTGACGTAGTGGTGGGGACTTCGCTTTTCGACTGGCATTGCGACTCCATTACTTAAGTAGTTGATTATTATATCAAAGTGAATGATTTATTACAAGGGGGTTGACTTACTTTTACTCTTCCTGTACAATGAATCCTGTCGGTCACCGGGGGTGAATACACACGTCGTTCAATGAATCTTGTCAGACCCAATATCAGTAGTGAATGTAAGACGATCATCAAGATCAGCATCATCAAGAATCTCACTTAGAGACCCATCGTCTACTGCCCCATCACTCATTACAGTTTCATCACCAGTACCACTGGTACCAATAGTTGATGCAGCAATACTCACATACCGATGTTTGGTACCTTCATCACACTCAGTATGAGAGACAACATGAGAAGGGTTAACAAAGCAGTATGGGTACTTGGAGATTGGTTGCCACTCATGAAACAAGAAAATCGTACGATCAGTTCTTTCAATGATCTCAATACGCATTGGTCGTGACAGTACGATCAGTGCTTCATCAAGACCAAGTTCCTCGACCTCTGATGGGTCAACAACAATACCAACTACATCATCACCAGATGACAGTTTGAAATGTCGAATATTGATATTATCAAGGGATGCGTCTTCGGGTGTGTCACTCATACTGTAATCTCACTTATCATCAGTTATCTTGAATTGATCGATCGTATAATCGAACTGCTCACGTGCATAAATCTTGATTCGCTCACCTGCATGGTTGAGGGTGTAGTTGCGGTAACTGTCCCCTATATGTAGGTCATCAGCAATATCGTACACCACGGTCCTACGTCCATCGTCTGACACTCGGAGACCACGGCCAATGGCCTGTAGTACACGAATCTGTGACTTGGACGGTGAGGCAAATACAATATTGTGGATGTTACGAATATTTATACCCGCGGAAAATGTGCCAATAGAAGCAACGATGACCGAGTCATTTTCCTTTTCGGTTATAGTCCGCACCTGTTCACGTGACTCGACATTCGTCTCACCGGATACATAGAATATCTTACGGTCATCTGAACAGACATCTCGGATTGCCTTAAAGAGAGGCTTACCGTGCTTGTCTACATACTGAAAGAGGACAAGGGTGTTACCCGATAGTTTGGACACCAGCTCGGTGATAAACTCAGTGCGAGGAGGATACTAGACAATAAAGTCAATCTCCTCGTGATACTTAGATCCCTTGAGTTGCTTCCGAGTTCCGTGTGGGTAATCAAGAATACACACTTGTACTTTTAGATCCGCCAAGGCACCCGAGTCCATCAACTCGCGAGTCGTTGTCACATACTTGAGTGGACCAAACAGACCTTCGAGGACAAGTTGATTGGTCTCCGAACCATCAAGGGTACCGGTCAGCCCAACTCGATAATCGGTATTCGTCATCTTGGTCATGATCGATGTCAGGGACTTGGCCTTAAAGTTGTGGGCCTCATCGCCAATCACGCATCCAAACTGAGAGAACCATGCCTTGGGCATCTGGTAAATGGACTGCCATGTTGACACGACGACCGGGAATCCAGTCACATCTTCTCGCTCGCGACCACCGTAGATACCATGACAGTCGACCGTCGGATCAAACAGCGAGTCATTCTCGGCATACTTAGAAAAGTTAGATGTCATCTGTTCGACGAGCGAGGTCGTTGGTACAACAAGGAGTACGGGTTTTCTGTGGTTGTATAGGTAATACCGAATGGTCAGG